TTTCTATCTATTACTTCGCCTGTGTTGTTAGTTTCATCACAAACTACTAGGTAGTCTGTAATACCTCGTCTTCCTTGTACTTCTCTTAAAAAAGGTTCTACCATATTTCTAAAACCAGCTCTAGTGAATTCATCATTGAATTCAAATAGTTGGACTTTAGAAGCAGTTGAAATTGCCTTTTCTAAAATTATGAACAATCTTCTGACATTGACTCTATCAAATGCACTAGGATTTTTCAATCCAGTTTTATCTCCGAACAATACAGTTCCTTGTCCTGGGAACGTAGTCACAGGATTTACTCTTGCTCTGTATAATTCATCTCTTTGAGATTGTGTTGGATTAAATGCTAGTTTAACTGCACCTCTAACGATACCTCTATTTAAACCTGCAGGTGAATACCAAGCGTCAGCAACCATATCAGTTCTTGCCGCTAGTCCTGCCATATCTCCGTTTAAAGGAACATATCTATAGACATCATTATATCTATCGTACATATATTTGTATCCACTATCAAAGAACACATAAGAAGATGAAGCAATTCCGTTAAAGAAATTTACAACATTATCTTTTTGTGTATTTGAATTTGATACATTAACTACATCACTTCTCTCTGGAGAAGCAAAAACTACTACGTCTTTTCTTTTCTCAGCGATTGTAATTAAGTTATCTATATGTGTTGAATCACCAGCACCTGCAATTAAAAGACCAACGTCTGTTGTTTCAGCGTCTTGGTATTTTTCATAAGCAGATTTAATTTGAGCAGTTGTAGCAGTTGAACCGTCTGCACCATTTATTAATGATACATTACTTACAGCAGTTACGTCTGTAAATGCAGTTCCAGCTGCCGCTGTGCCCCAATTTGATCCAGAAGAATTGTGGTCCATCCAAAAAACGTAATTACTTGAATTGTAAACTACGTCTGAATAATAATTACTGTCGCCTTGAGGTGATTTACCATCTGAAGCTTTTGAAACTGCTTCAAATTTTTCTAGTACTTCGCCTTTAACGCCATTAATTCCACCGTCTTCATCAACGACTGCAATATGCATTTCGTCATTGCTACCACCTCTTGTTTGAGCGTAAGTAGATGTTCCTGGTGCCTTGTTAAATAAATCATAATATCTCCATCTTCGTCTTACTTGAGCGCCATTTGTAATTGTCGCTTGTAATCCAGATGAGTCAGTTGTGCCATAGTAAGAAGGTTCTTCTTTCCGTACAATGTTCAAGTCGTTAGTTGAAATACTAACAACTCTATATTCATATTCATCACCAAAGTTAACTATATCTCCAGCACTTATTCCTGTAGCAGAAGCAACAGTTACAACAGTATCTCCGACACTTGTTGAAGCGTCTGAAACAGTTGTCTTGTTAGTTTCTTCGTAAGCAGTAGCAGAAGGACATTGAGAAACTTGTATATTGTTTCCCCAAGCGCCTGCTGTTCTACTAGCCCACATTCCTACAGAAGCAGAACCGTCAGCATAGTTGTTTTGGTAATCAGTAGTATTTTTTATTACAAACGAACTACCACTTTCAGTTGCGTTTGAAACAGATGAATTCTGTACACGAACTACTTTCAAATTATTTGAATATTGTAAAAAGTTTGAAGCACTAAAAAAGCTCTCAAAATTAGAGCTATCTGGTTTTCCAAACGTTGATACCAATTCAGATTCACTACCGATACTTACTACTTCATCAAGAGGTCCTTTACTGAAAGTTCCAGCAAAAGCTCCAGAAGAAGATGAAACGGCAGGAATAATTCTTGTTAAGTCTTTTTCCTGTACGAGAACACCTGGTGATACTTGAAATGCCATTAGGTTTTCTCCTTATAATTAGCTAATTAACTTCTATATCTTCACATATTCCGTATGTTTTCATACGACCATAGTCAAAATTCATTACTATGGATATTTATAATAAGCGTAATTTATAACCCTTTTCTGACAACTGGATGCCAAACTGTTCCATATTCGTCTACTTCTGGTTTTTCCCATTCAGGTATACCATCATCTACAAAACCAAAAGGTGCCATATCTTGCTCTATTAATTTTTCTTGTTCTTCGTATAATTGTTGTCTGGCGTTAGTATTAGTCATTTCTTTGAAATATGGTTGATTGGATAACCATCCAAATAATACAAGGCAAGTCATTAAATCATCATTACAACCTTCTTCCGCTTGCCAAGAATTTCCTTTACGAGCATAAGTTGACATTTCTTCTATGATATTGAAGTCATTAATAATAACTTTATCTCCTTCAATTAATGTCTTAATATTAGAACAACCTACCTTTTTAATCTGTTTTGTCATACGAACACCAAAACCTGAACCTCTTCCACTATAACCAGCACCTAAAATCTGACCTGCTCTTCCTCTTTGAGTAGTCATTAATAGATTAGGATATTCTAATTCATAGTTTAATGATTCACCTATTTGTTGTCCTATGTCATTTGTTTCACAAAGTATTTCACACTTATTATAACCGTGGCACGCTTTAGATATTAAGTGTGGAAATAAAATTGGTTTAACTTCATTACTTCTATATTTGGCAACAACTCTATAAGGCATTTTAGTTACATCAAATATTAAAAATGCTGAATAATCTTTATTAACACCTCTAGCTACATCAACACAACAAACATAATTTCTACCATTCACAGGTTTTTCAAATACATCTAAACCACCACTTGAAGTTAATGGTGTCATATAAGGCGTTGATTTAATTTTTACTGGTGATATTAATGTATCTACTGAACCTAAAAACTCACACTCAAACTCTTGTTGGAATTGTTCTGCTGATGTATTACGTATAGTTGTTTCTTTCCATTTTTCATCTCTACCAGGAACTTCTGACCAATGTACTTCAATTGGTATATAATCATTTCTTTTATTTTCAGCGTCTGTCCATAGTTTATAAAATTGATTCATTCCGTGTGGAGTAGAAACTATAATAACTTTTGTAGTTTTACCTGATGTGATTGTAGGATAAACTGAACTAAAAAACATTTCTGCTATATTAGCAGGTACGAAAGCAAACTCGTCAAGAAATATTATATTATAAGAACCTCCTCGTATTGCACTTGAAGATGTAGCGGCGGCAATAATAGTAGATTTATTTTCTAATTCTATATTACCTTTATTCCAATTGATAACTCCTTGTTGCAACCATTTAGGTAAATTCTCATAAGCTAATTGTAGTCTTCCTAATATATCTCTAGCAGTAGAAGATTTATTGGCAAGTATTGCTATGTTTGAATTCGGATTAAATATTGCATAGTGTAATAAGTATGCAATTGTTGTTGTTGATTTACCTGACTGTCTAGGTAGTTTGCAAATAGTAAATCTATTATCGTGTATTGTATGTACAATCTTTTTTTGAAAACCATACATATGAAAAGGTATAAGACCTTCATCTAGGGAAACGATTTTCATCCATTTCTCCATAAAATAAATTGGATCTTTTTGGCACTTTTGAAATTCTATTACTTCTTCTTTAGTAAATTCAACTGGTGTATTTACTTTTTTAAGATTAGGATTTCCTAAATATGCGTCTGATATACTCATAATACTATTTATCTGATTCTACTTTAAAAAACCAAACCAACCAGTTATAATATATTTTTCGTGTTCTTTTGTTATTTGACCACTATGTACGTGTGTAAAGTCAGTCGGCCAAATCAAAGTTAGTCCTTTTTTAGCTGGTGTTGTTAATTTTTGATATTTAAAATGTGTACCACCATTAGGCACATCATTTAAATAAGTCATAAAAACTAAATTACGATTTTCGTGGATACTTCCTCTTTCAAAATGAGGAACAAAATAACCACCTCCTGGTGGATAATATTGTATATTACATCCTTCAACTAAACCCCAAGGTTTAAAATGAGAAAGTTCAGGATATTTCTCTTCATATAAAACACAACACTCTTTTAATGCTTGTTTCCACGCCCAATATCTTGGTTCTTTCCAATGTGGATCAACTCCAATATCTATTGAATCTTTATTTTTCTTATTAACACTAAAAGGTCCGCCTATAACTCCTGGTCTTTGTTGTTCTGGATTTTCTTTGAATATATCTATTATACCATCACAAATTTTTGGATCAATATACCAACCTCCAATAAAACTTTCATA